GTCATTGTCTGCTTTTATTTTTTCTCCTCCTACCCACCTTTCATTTTTATCTAATTGTTTTAACCACAATTCTTCCCTTTCTTCTTCTGTCCATAATTTATTTCTCCAATATATTGGCATTCCCATTTTTCTCCCTTGTGGGGTTATATATTCTGTTACTGTCTTGTCTCCGTTGTATTTGTTCAGTTTGAAGTTATATTGTTTTGTGTATCCCGACCCTATTCCGGGAGAACATAATATTTTTGGTTTGTAATATACGTGTTTCGTGTCTTTTTTTGTCATGTATTTTGTTATATAATTGCATTTTCTTTCCGATACATAGTTTATTAGTTCGTGTCCTTTTTTCTTTCCTTTCCATACCCATCCGTTTTTTCCATCTTTTCCCGCGTTCCATCTTTCTTCTATTTCATTTACGTCATCTGCCCATATTACACCGTGCATATGTATATTTTCGGTTCCTTCGTGCCCTAATTCTGTGATTAGCCAATGTTTGACGCTTTTTTTGTTTTTTTTTCTCCATCTTTCGAGGAATTCTCTTACTGCTACTGTTGCTACTTCATTATCCAATAAATATCCTTCTATTCCTTCGTTTTCTTTTCTTATTTTTTCCACATATCTCGTGTACGCTTCGTTACTAAACGTTAGCGTTATGAATTTTCCATTTTTATTTTCCTTTATTTCTTCTCCTAATCTTAACTTCCACCAATTTGCTTTTTGTTTGTTACATTCCATACACATCCCACAGCCCACGGGTACATATAGTACCCGTGGGTCTTTGGGAGTTGGTACTATACCCCCGTTCTTCTTCGTTATCCCATATTTGGGATTTCTTATCATCTTTGGGTACAAGCACATATATGTGTCTTTATTCTTTTGTTTTCCACCACTCTCCGTGTCTTTCGCTCCATCCTCTTTCCATTTTAGGCGTCTCTACGCCTTTTTCTCCTCTACCCAGCACTGTCGTTGCTATCCTGCTTACCGTTTCTACCGCTAATTTTGTGCTGTCTGCTACGTCTCTTACCCATTTTTCTAACTCTAATCTTCCTTTTTGCACTCCTATTTCTTCCCATCTTTGTGCGACTCTATTCACTGTTTCTGTTATCTCTGCGTCTGTTAGGTTTTTTTGTGATTTCCTCAACTCGTTTGTTATTCCTATCCCTGCTAAGTCCGCCTTTACTTTTTCTATTTCCATGTCCGCCGTTGCCTCGGCCACTTTTCCTTCTGCTGCTGCTTTTCTCCATTCTTCTTCTGCCCTTTCTGCTTCTGCTCTTATTTTGCTAAATGTTTCTTCGTATGTGTCTTTCATCATTTGGTTTTTAATTTCTTCTGTTTCTCCTAATTCTTGCGTCAGCTTTGTATCCACTCCTGATGTTTTCGTTGTTTCTGCTTTTGTTTTTTCTGTTTGCGCTTCCAGTAATTCTTTTTGCGCTCCTAATAATTGTAGCCCTAATACTTCGTTTCCTCCTTGTGGTGCGTTTGGTGCGCTTACACTTCCTCCTCCTCCTCCAACTGTTGCTCCTCCTCCTCCACTCATTCCGTACATTAACCCCGGACTTAGTCCCGCTGCTTTCATTTGTTCCAGTTGTGCCGGGTAATTCGTGTCCTTCCACATTTGTAAGTCCAACTGTTTCCCGTATTTCATTTGTTGTTTGTTAAGCCCTAATTGCTGCTCTCCTAATTTTCCTTGTTGCCTCAATTGTCTCCTGTCATTGTGTCCTTCCAATGCCAGCCCTAACCCTGTGTTTATTGCTGTCTCTGCCACTTTGCTTATTAGTCCCATTTTGCTTAGCTTTTTTAAAAGCGTTCCGCTGTTACTTGATATATAAGTATACACGCGTACCGCTTATGTTAATTAATAGCAGGGGCTGCTTCTCTCTAAGCAATTAAGATACTTCATGTATCACCCCTGTTGACTTATTCAAGTTCCGTTTATACTTTCCCTCCTTCTCCTCCTTCTGTCGCTTCGTCGGCTTTTGCTTCTGCCGTTTTTGCGGCCTCTTCTCTTTTTGCAATTCTGTTTTTGTGCACTCCGTCCATTGCTTCTACTGCGATGTCCCATCTGTCCGTTCTGATGTCGAACTCTGGTCTTACTCCGTCTTTTACTTCTGTAAAGTTTTGAGGCGCACCGTCTGTGATTGGTTCCTTGTTGTGCAAGATTCTTTGCATTTTTTGTTCTATTCGTTCACCTGCTACCGATTTCACACCTTCCAGTTTTGATTTTGATGGTTTTTGTACCTTGTACATTGTTTTTTGATTTTGATTGTTTAAAGATCGGGGGCGTCGGGTTTTCGACCGTTTCTTTTCAGACCGATTTTATGCCCCCTTTCCTAATGTAACCTTACAAGCAATTCTTACAGGTTCGGTATAATTCTTGCGCTCATTTTTCGGCGGGCTGTCACTTCTACGCCCACCTGTACCCAAAAGTTCATTGCATCTTGGGATGCTTCTGCAAATACGAAGTTATACAGGTTCGGATCTATGTAGGTTGTTAGATCCAGTATTTGCCCTGTTGTCCCGTTGAGCGTATATCGTCTGTTCAACGTCATAAACATCTGATTATCAGGAATTGCAAAGTTTCCAAATGTTTTGTTTACGTCCGTTTGGTAGTTTATCCACGCCGGTACTTTTCCGGCTGATGTTTGCAGCCACGCTACCGTGTTGCTGCTTGTTGTCCACCAAGCTCTTCGCTCGTTTATTGAGTCCTCGAAGCCTATGGCGTCTAATTCTGGCTTGTGGAAATCGTCGTATGTTTCCAAGTTTACAAACCATTCATTGCCTTGTGAATAGTCTGTCATCGGCGTAATCGAGCCTATTAACATCACCATACACGGCTCGTCTACCGTAATTATCACATCCCCTCCTTTGTGGTTGCTTCCCAATCGTCCTTTACCCGCCAAGGTGCCCAGTGGTTGCCCTTCTGTTAAGCTCTGGCTAACTACTTCCTGAAATACAATTTCCGATATTTTCCCTCCCATGTATACAGGCGTTTCCGCTGCGCGCATTACATTTTCTCCGTATACCGTTTCTATCCAGTTGTAGTACGTTCCCCCACTTACTGCGATTCTGTTTAACAAGTTGTACACCTTTTGCGCTATATTCAGCTGATCCATTGTGAAGCTGTTTCCTGCCGTACTGACGGATGATATCGTACTTATGTACGTTATATACTCGTCTCTTAGCCAGTTATTAAATACGTCGCTTTGGTAGGTTTTTATTCCTAATCCTTCTTGTGCGTTTACAAGCGGTGACATATTATCCACCGTTGTACATAGTAGTCCGTAAGGACCCACACTTCCGTCGTCTATTACGAAAGGTGCCGCGTCGTCTGAAAACGCCAATATGCTTCTTCTCATCCCGTCAATATTTGTCAGTGGGAAGGTTAGTATATTTGGCGCCACTGTCACGGGCTGGCTGTTGGTTAGGTAACTCCAGTTTACTGCGTTATCGGCTCCCCAAGTTATCGCATTGTACGTTCCTGTCAGCGTTGATCCGTCGTCTTCATAGACTCCGCTTATTAGTTCATACACTGATATTAACCCCCTGTTAACTGTGTTAATCATCACTTGTTTAGGGTCGGGTACTGCTCCTGTGTAGTTTATGTTTATTTTTCTTCCAAGTGATAGCGGTTCGGAGCTTACCCCCGGTGCTTCTGGTATTACATTCGCTCCTCCTCCTCCTGCTGCTGGTACTATCGCTACGGTGTCCACGGTTTGTGGCGTTGCAATCATTGCCCCTGACCACACCACTGCACCGACTTCTTCCTGTTTATTGGCATAGTAGTTTTTGTATATGTCCCAATATGCCAGCAGCGGGATCGCGTTGAAGTCGCGCGTTTCCGGTTCGGACGTTTCATTGTCCAGTCTCCCTATTCCGCTTATTCCCAAGTATTTTAATATGCAACTTGGGTTTATTTGACAGTTGTCAACGTCTGGTAGTTCGCTGTATTTTGCTGCTGGTGTTACCGCTGTTAGTCTGATTTGTGGCAGTTTGATTTTTGACATATCCAGCCCTACCTCTAATTCGTTATTGTGCAATTTGCTGTTGTACAATCGCATAGGGATCTTGAACATATCTAATTGCACTTTGAACCTGCCGAATAATGGTCCAATTGTAGGCAGTGTTAATACGTCCAGGTGCAATTTAAAGTTGAACGTATCCCCTGGGAGCATCGGTTTTACGTATAGCGGCACTAATGTCCCTGCGCTCATTGTTGTTCTTACGACCCTTGATAGGTTGTGTGTAGATCGTCCATAGCCGTGCATTTGCACTTGCATTTTTTTTCCCGACCCTAACCTGTCTCCGCCTAACGTTTTAGTGATCATACGTTTTTGTTTTTTAGTGAATCAATCCATTTTGCAAGGTTTTCTGCTTTCCTTGCTACGTCTTCTGCGAATCTTTTGAAACGCCTGATGATTTTCTGTATCATTTTTGATTTTGATTTTTAAGATCTTTGGCGTGCATCATCTCACGTACCAGTCTACAGACAATACCCC